CAAGAAGGACACGCCCGAGATGCTTTCAAGGCCCTGGTGGCAACACCAACCGAAGCAAAGGATGCGATTCAGAAACTTACTGTACCCCCGGCGGTTAAGAAGCTGGTAGGGATGCTCACGGCCTATGACTGGGCGTTTGTGGAGCAGGCCAAGGAGATTAGGGGTATGGCGGTGGCGAAGATCTTGGAGGAAACGGATCACCCAGACGCCAGAATTCGGTTAAAAGCATTGGAAATGTTGGGCCGCGTGACAGAGGTGGGGCTGTTTACGGACAGAATTGAGGTAAAAAAGGCTGAAATGTCTGACTCTGAGTTGGATGAACGGATAAAACAGAAGCTTTTACTCATTCAGAACACGATTGAGGCCCCCAAAGACGATGAAGATGTCACGGACGTAGAAGAAAATGAACCGGCTGAGTGATACGGAGATTCAAACACTGTTGGCAAGCATGACGCCGCAGCAGAAGTATGACTTTTTGGAAGAGTTGGAAGAGCAGCAGCGCCGCCTGCGGATAAAAAGCGCCCGATCAAGCATGCTTGACTTTGCAAACGCAGTCTATCCGGGGTTTAAAGAAGGGGCGCACCACAGGAAACTGGCGAAAATCTTTGCAGCAGTTGCCGCTGGGGAAAAAAAGAGGGTGATTATTAATATTGCCCCTCGTATGGGTAAGTCTGAGTTTGCGTCTTATTTGTTTCCGGCGTGGTTTCTGGGGCAGTACCCGGAACAGAAGATTATTATGGCGACGCACACCGCTGGGTTGTCGGAAGACTTCGGTAGAAGGGTGCGAAATCTGATTGATTCGGAAGAATACAGAGAAGTGTTTTCCGGTACGGTCGTGGCAGACGACCAGAAGGCGGCAGGTAAATGGTCTACTGGCGCAGGTGGTCAGTATTACGCCGTGGGTGTTGGTGGCGCTCTTGCCGGTCGCGGCGCTGATTTATTTGTGATTGACGACCCACATTCTGAACAGGATATAAAGGCCAACAGCAGGGCGACGTTTGATAATGCGTGGTCGTGGTTCCAGACCGGGCCGTTGCAGCGTCTGATGCCTGGAGGGCGCATCATTGTCGTGATGACCAGATGGTCATTGGTGGACTTAACGGGTCGGTTACTGACGTTTCAGGCGAGAAACCCAGAGTCAGAACCTTGGGAGATTGTGGAGCTGCCAGCCATAATGTTTGAGGACACAGAGCGGGAGAAATCGCTCTGGCCCGAGCAGTGGCCCCTGGATCAGTTAAAGCAGAAAAAAGCCGGAATGGACCCACGGTATTGGAACGCCCAGTACATGCAGCAGCCGACCTTGGACTCGGCTGCGTTTATTAAGAGACAGCACTGGAGAATATGGCAGGCTGATGATCCCCCTTCGTGTGAGTTTATTATTCAGTCTTGGGATACGGCACACGAGGCCAAGACAACGGCTGACTACACGGCATGCACAACCTGGGGGGTGTGGTATAACGAAGAGGAAGGCAACAGGCCCAGTTTAATGCTGTTAGATGCGTTCAAAGACCGGATGGAGTTTCCAGAGCTAAAAGAGGTGGCGTTTCGGCAATGGAAAGAATGGAATCCAGATGCGTTTTTGGTGGAGAAAAAAGCCGCAGGCGCACCGTTGGTACAAGAATTGCGGCGTATGGGTATTCCTGTTGATGAATTTACGCCAAGCCGTGGTAACGATAAGATAGCCCGAGTCAACGCAGTATCAGACCTTTTTGCAAGCGGTACGGTGTGGGCACCAGACCGGCGGTGGGCTAGAGATGTGATTGAAGAAATTGTGGCGTTTCCGGTTGGCGAGCATGATGACTACGTGGACACAATGACGCAGGCCCTGTTACGCTTCAGAAACGGCGGGTTCATTACGCTGCCAAGCGACGAGGCCGATGAGCCACGGTTCTTTAAATCAGGCCGCAGAGCGGCGTACTATTAGGATAAAGCGTGGCGACACAAAAACACATGGGTAAAGGCGTGCTGCTTGAGCGTTTAACAGAGCAGCTTCGTACGCAAAAAGGAGCGCCAGAAGATCCTGAAAGTGCAGCTCGTGCAATTTTGATAAAGCGTGGTCATATGACCGAAGACGGTAAATACACAGAAGCGGGGCAAAAACGAAACAACATGACCGCAGAGGAACGGGCCAAAGACAGAGCTTCTAAAAAGCTTAATAAGCCAATGTCGGCATTTAAATACAGCCCCAAGACAAACAGAGCAACGCTAAGGAAACCACGATAATGGCTATTGAAAAATCTTTGTACCAAGCACCCAAAGGCATAGAAGAAGATACAGAAGAGTTGATGGGGGAGCCGGATATTGAAATTGAAATCGAAGACCCAGAAGAGGTAACGATTAAAATGGGCGGTCTGGAGATTGAAATTGACCCAGACGCAGAAGATGATTTCTATGAAAATTTAGCCAGTAAAATAGACCCAAATGAATTGCAGAGTTTGGGAAACACACTTTTAGAAGACATTCGCAGCGACATTGACTCCCGCAAAGACTGGGAGAAAACCTATAAAGAAGGGCTGACTCTTCTTGGTCTGCAGTATGAAGAACGCACAGAGCCGTGGGAAGGTGCCTGCGGTGTGTTCCACCCCATGATTACAGAAGCCGTGGTGCGGTTCCAGAGCGAAACCATCATGGAGACATTCCCTGCCGCAGGGCCGGTAAAGACAAAAATTCTGGGTAAAGAGACGCGGGAGAAAGAAGACGCCGCTGCTCGTGTGAAACATGACATGAACTATGAACTGACAGAGCGCATGCCAGAGTTTCGGATGGAGCATGAGCGGATGTTGTGGAACCTGCCAGCTACGGGGTCTGCGTTTAAAAAGGTGTACTACGACCCGTCCCTGCAACGCCAGACTTCGATATTTGTGCCTGCCGAAGATGTGATCGTGCCCTATGGCGCGTCGTCGTTGGATACTGCGGAGCGTGCTACGCACCGTATGTACAAGACCAAAAACGAGATTCGCAAACTACAGGTAGCGGGGTTTTACGAAGATATTGAGCTTGGCGACCCGCCAAAGACAAAGAACGACATTCAAGAACGCAAGGACAAAGAGACGGGCTTAAACAGCCTGAACGATGATCGGTTCTTGCTATATGAATCGCACGTTAACCTTGATCTGCTGGGGTATGAAGATGAGGAAGATGGTGAGCCAACAGGCATAGCCATTCCCTACGTAGTAACCCTTATGGCGCACTCAGGCGAAGTTTTGTCTGTCCGTCGGAACTTTTACGAGGATGATGAGACCAAGGCCAAACGGGACCACTTCGTACATTACGTGTACATCCCTGGTTTTGGGTTTTACGGCTTTGGCCTTTTCCACCTGATTGGCGGGTTTGCCAAATCAGCTACGTCGATCATGCGGCAGTTGGTGGATGCAGGCACTCTTTCAAACTTGCCCGGTGGTCTGAAATCACGCGGGTTGCGCATTAAAGGCGATGACACGCCGATCTCCCCAGGAGAATTCAGAGACGTTGATATTGGCTCTGGTGCACTGCGGGACAACATTCTGCCGCTTCCCTACAAAGAACCTAGCGCTACGCTGTATCAGTTACTGGGAACAATCGTAGAAGAAGGCCGACGGTTCGCCGCTACGGCGGATATGAAGGTCAGCGACATGAGCGCGCAAGCGCCGGTTGGCACAACCTTGGCGATTTTGGAGCGGATGCTTAAGGTGATGTCGGCAGTGCAGGCGCGTGTGCACTACGCGTTTAAGCGTGAGCTACAACTGCTTGCTGCCATTATTAGGGATTACACCGACAATACGTACGATTACGAGCCGGAAGAGGGTACGAGGCACGCGAAGAAGTCTGACTACGACATGGTGGAGATTATCCCCGTGTCTGACCCCAACGCAGCCACAATGTCACAGCGGGTTGTGCAGTACCAAGCCGTAGTACAGCTTTCCCAGACTGCGCCACAGATTTACAACATGCCTGAGTTGCACCGCCAGATGCTGGAAACACTTGGCATAAAAAATGCAGCCAAGCTCGTGCCTACCGAAGATGACCAAAAACCGGTGGATCCCGTCACTGAAAACATGAATGTGCTCAAAGGCAAACCGGTTAAGGCGTTCTTATACCAAGACCATGAAGCCCATATTTCTGTACATACATCAGCTATGCAAGATCCACAGATGGCTGCGTTGATTGGGCAAAACCCTAAGGCACAAATGATGTTTGCTGCCATGCAAGCACATATCGCTGAGCATGTTGGGTTTGCATACCGTAATCAGATTGAGCAGCAGCTTGGTATTCCGCTGCCTTCTCCTGAAGATGAATTGCCAGAAGCCCTTGAACTACAAGTATCCCGTCTTACTGCTGAAGCAGCACGCCGTGTCTTGGCAAATAGTCAGGCACAAGCGGCGCAACAGAAAATACAGCAAGACGCGCAAGACCCTGTTTTACAGATGCAACAGCAAGAGATGCAGATTAAACAGGCGGAAGTTCAGCGTAAAGCCCAGAAAGATCAGCTGGACGCGCAGATTAAACAGGCAGAACTGCAGCTTAAAGAAAAGCAGATGGTCGTTGACGCAACGGCTAAGGCTGATGAAATAGATATTAAAAACCGCGAGCTTTTAGTACGCGGCGCACAAGCAGCAGATGAACTTGACTTAAAAGGCGAGCTAGAAGGTATGAAGTTAGGCAGCACCATCGCACAAAATCGTGCGCAAATGAACCGACCAAAAGGGGGTAAAAACCAGTGATTCAAGCCTTCGCAGAACACCTGCGCAAACAGATCCGTGAGGATATGAACAACTACGCCGATGATTTAGCTGGCGGCGCTTGCCAAAATTTTGAACAGTACCAAAAACTCTGTGGTGTCATTCAAGGTCTTGCCATTGCGGAGTCTTATCTATTAGACCTTGCTAAGAAAGTAGAGGAAAGTAATGAGTGAAGAGACAACCGCACGACCAGCTACTCAGCTGCCAAAACCCAAAGGGTGGAAATTATTGTGCGCTTTGCCAAATGTTGAAGACAAGTTTTCAGGCACCGATCTGCTTAAGCCAGATTCACTGACAAAAGTAGAGGAATACAGCACAACAGTGCTTTGTGTTTTGGAACTTGGAGATGACGCGTATAACGACGCCGATAAATTTCCTCATGGCCCGTGGTGTAAGAAGGGGGATTTTGTGTTAGTTAGGGCTTACTCAGGAACTCGTTTTAAAATTCACGGCACAGAGTTCCGTCTGATTAACGATGATCAGGTCGAGGCCGTTGTTGAAGATCCACGCGGTTATTCCCGCGCTTAAAGGAGTAGAAAATGCCTGAAAATTTTAAATTCCCAGATGAGCAAGATATAAACGAAGACAATATTGAAGTTCAAACTGAAGAAGATGATATTGATCTTGAAGTCGTAGACGACACGCCACAAGAAGATCGTGGTCGTAAGCCTCTTGACCGCGAAGTTGCCGATCCAACGGACGAAGAAGTTGCTGAATACAGCGAAAAAGTCCAGAAACGGATGAAGGAACTCACGCATGCGCGGCATGATGAACGCCGAGCCAAAGAGAGCGCGCTAAGAGAAAGGGAAGAAGCATCCCGAGTTGCAGCGCAGTTACTTGAAGAAAACCGTAAGCTAAGAGAGCAGTTTAACGCGGGGGCAGAGTCATACACCCAAGTTGTGCAATCTCAAGCAGAAATGGAACTTCAAATGGCACGGCAAAAATTGCGTGCCGCCCAGGAGTCTTACGACAACGAGCAAATTATTGCAGCGCAAGAAGAACTGGCTGCAGCAAAATTTAGAGCCGAGGCGGCAAAAACTTACCGCCCACCGACTTTACAACAGCCTGAAAAAGATGTATATGTAACACCTACGCAGCAACAACCCGAAATAAAGCTTGGGGATAATGACCTGAAATGGCAGGCGCAGAACCCCTGGTTTGGTCGGGATGATGAGATGACCGCTCTCGCGTATGCTGTGCACAAGAAACTGGTCGAAAAGGGCTTTCCTGCGGGATCGTCTGAATATTACGAGCGAGTAGACGCTCGCATGCGTGAAGTGTTTCCCGATTTTTTCGGCGACACAAAGAAGGAAACGAGAGAAGTTAAACGCCCGGCAACCGTTGTTGCTGCTCCTACCCGTACTGCGGCTAAGAAAACCACAGTCACGTTGACGAAATCGCAAGAAGCGATTGCTAGACGGCTTGGCCTTACCAATAAACAGTATGCAACTGAAGTTCTTAAACTTAACTCGGAGTCCTAATTATGTCTGAAAGAATTAGTCGTGACGGTGCGCAAGATCGCACCCCTAGAAACCTTCAAACACGTGAGAGTTCTGCTCGCAGCATGGAATATACGCCGCCGAGCACTCTTCCAGATCCCACCCCACAACCGGGCTGGAGCTTTCGGTGGATAGCAACTGCTTTGTTAAATCAGTCGTTGCCCCAGAATGTTTCCAGAAAAACGCGTGATGGATGGGAGCCGGTCAGGGCATCTGACCACCCCGAGCTGATGCTCGCAGGCGACAAAAATGGCAATGTTGAGTTAGGTGGTTTAATGCTGTGCAAGATGCCCACGGAACGTGTGCAAGCTCGTACGCAGTTTTACCAACGACAAAACACAGCCCAAGTGGAATCTGTTGATAACCACTTCATGCGTAACAATGATCCCCGTATGCCTTTGTTTAGCGAGAAAAAATCCGCTACGACTAGGGGTGTGGGGTTTGGTAATGGAACAAAATAACCTTTTTAGGAGTTAAATATGGCTTACCCTA